TGTTGCTACCTGCCACGATGATGTGCTGGGCTGGCTGAACGCCGATTGGATACTGAACATGAATGACCGTGTGCTGTCCAAGGGGCAAAAGTACAAGCATCAGTGGGTCAACCATGTGTACGAGACCGTTGGGGTCATTCGGCGTGGATAAGATTCGTGTTGCTGTATGCGATGGCAAGAAACTGTGGGGGATGTTCGCCCCGTACCACTATTTGCGGTCCGATTATTTCGGTCATGGGGCTTTGGTGGCAATACTGGACGACAAGTTGGTTGGGTTCACCTCGTTTATTTCGTTTCCGTCAGGGACGATAGAACAGCCTGCTCGGCGCGGTCATCGGACGGTGATTCTGCCCGACTATCAAGGCATGGGCATCGGTGTGAAGTTGTCAGATTTTTTGGGGGAGTATTGCTTGGTGCAGGGGTTCAGATTTTTCTCTAAAACAAGCCACCCGCGCATGGGCGCGTACAGGGACCAAAGCCCGTTGTGGAAACCGACTTCTAAGAACGGTGTGATGCGTTCGGACGGCGGTGGGGTTTCGCGTTCACGGTGGGAGGTTCGCCGTGTTGCTTCGTATTCGCATGAGTTCGTTGGCGCTGACGAGACGGTCTATGCGATGGTGTTGGAAGGTCGCGTGAAAAAGGATGATGGGCAGGCAAGTCTTTTTGACTGAGGCGCTGTAAGGCTCAAGGCTAGGATGTTTTGGCGAAATGGAACGGAGGTAGGCGATGGTGATTCAAGGGCAAAATAGCGGCGTCTGCGGCTGTCTGCTGACCAATTTTGAGCGGTGGGCTAGGGACACGGTTTGCGGGGAAAGAGGTTTGGACGAAGATGACGACTGACTTGACCGAGGTTTAGCAATCTGGTATTCTTGTAGTGGAGGGACGAGGAGAAGCCCTCCAATGGGAGGTCCAGTGAAAAAAGAATTTTTCAAGTGGGGCGTGAAAGTAGGCGCTGAAGCCTATGCCCCAGAAAAATTGGTCCGCGAGATTATCGGCTTGAAGCGAGTGATTCGTCTCGGCTATCCGCAACTGCCAGTTGAATTGAAGTGGCGTTTGGAAGCGCTGCAAGAACTACAAGCCGCCTAGCCCACACCACAACGACTGACCTGTATGGTTGTCGCATGTCATTTGATGACCGCCCAGTCACCGAACTTAAAAGAGCCGCTATTGCGCTGAACGAAATGTTCCTCACAATGGTTGACTCAGGTTTCAGTGAAGAACAAGCATTACGCCTTGTCGCGCACCTCATCAGGGACATAACTCAACAAGACTAAACCCCGTCACACGATTCATAGACCTCGCTCTACTTTAGAATGGCGCTCATGGCACAACCCGATTTTCAAGAGATTGGTTCGTCGGGACTTCAACGCACCTCAGGATTTGTCATTGATGACTTCATCAATAATCTCCGTGGCGTACAAGGTATGCGCGTCTGGCGCGAAATGTCAGACAACGACCCAGTTATCGGGGCGATGCTGTATGCGATTGAACGCCTAATCCTCGCGATTGAGTGGAAGGTTGAGCCTTACACCGAAAAGGATAAAGACCTTGTAAAGAAGAAGGATGAGGAGAACGCGCAGTTTCTAAAAGAGTGCATGGAGGATATGAGCGAGTCGTGGGCATCAATGCTTTCGCAAGTCTTGTCATTCCTGCCGTTTGGTTTCGCTTACTGCGAAATCGTTTACAAGAAACGCGAAACATCCGACACCAAAGACCCGCGCCGTCGGTCAAAGTTTTCGGACGGAAAAATTGGTTGGCGCAAAATAGCCTTACGCGCGCAGGAAACTCTGTGGGATTGGGAGTTTGACGAGAACGGCTCAATCAAGGCGATGCGACAGTCCGACCCGTCAGTACCTAAAGGCGTAGTGAGTATTCCGATTGAAAAGGCTTTGCTTTTCCGCACGGTCACTCCACGAAACAACCCTGAAGGCAGGTCCATTCTTCGTAATGCGTATCGCCCTTGGTTCTTTAAGAAAACGATTGAAGAGATTGAGGCTGTAGGTATTGAGCGCGACTTGGCTGGTTTGCCTGTTGCCTATGTGCCACCAACGATGCTTTCGTCAAACGCTACAGCGGCAGAAATAACGGCTCGGAACGCTATGTCTGATTTGATTCGCGGCATCAAGCGCAACGAGAACGAAGGCATCCTGTTCCCGCTTGCTTACGACGAACAGGGACGCGAACTTTACAAACTAACCCTTTTGTCGTCAGGTGGAACACGAAACTTCAACACCGACCAAATCATCGCCCGCTATGACCAGCGGATAACGATGGTAATTTTGGCAGACTTCATTTTGCTCGGACATGAGAAGGTTGGCTCTTTTGCTTTGGGTGCAAGCAAGATTGACTTGTTCACTTCAGCCATCCAGCAGATTGCCGACAGCATCGCAGATGTGTTTAACAGCCACGCTGTTCCACGCTTGATGAAACTGAACGGTTTGGACCCTTCGCGCTCCCCGAAAATTAAGGCTGGCGAAATCACCCATGTTGACCTTGGTGTCCTCGGTGACTTCATCTCCAAGATGGCTGCGGCAGGCGCAATGCAACCAGACATTGACATGGACAACTACCTTCGCGGTCTTGCTAACTTGCCGAAACGCACAGAAGAAGAGGGTGTCCCGCCAATGGGCATGGGTCAAATGCCTGACGGAGCGCCTCCCGCGCCCGCGAGCGCGCCCGCGCCCGCTCAAGCGCCATCAACAATCAACCTGTTTGATGACACCGCAGAAGCCGACGGAGCGACAACAGCCGACGCTAAGGAGTAGCGGTGCCGTTCATAACTCGCTCCCATGCGAAAGCACACATTCACTCTGCAACATGCAATCACGATGAGCCAGTAGCAAAAGGCTTAGAGGACATAGTTGACGAAGATTTATTAGCCGACATCGCGGCTTTGAGCGAACTGTATGCCAATGCGATTACAGGTTTGTCTGCTGCGGTGAAAGAAGCACGGCGTTTGTTGGCTGAGCAAGGTCGTTCTGGAACTTTAGATTTAAGACTTTTCCAAGAGGTGTTTGCTGCTAGGGCGGTGGAATTTTTGCGGCAAGAGTTGGCTTCGGTCAGTTCGGAAACGGCGAACCAAGTTTTGTCGTCCGCACGGCTATCCATAGACAATTTGCCGTCGCGTATTGCTACCAGAATCAGTTTTGACAACACAGACCCAAGGGCGATTGAGTGGGCTAATCGTCGGGCTGGCGCCATGATTACACAGATTGAAGCAGAAGCCCTCCAGACGGTCCGTGGGGTCATCAGCAATGTGTTAAGCAGCGGCGGCGGTGTTCCCCGCGCAGCGAAGCAAATAGAGCGTGTAATCGGCTTACATCCCCGCTGGCAAACAGCAGTAAACAACTTCTATAACAAAGAGGTTGCCCGTTTTGGACGCACAATGTCAGCAGATTCAGCCATCACCGCCGCACAGGAAACCGCACTGAAATATCAGGGTCAGTTAATTAGGGCTAGGGCATTGAATATCGCTCGGACAGAGATTCTCGCGGCACAGAATATCGGTCAACTGTTGTCGTGGTATCAAGCCGCAGACCAAGGGTTTGTTGATTTGTCTCGGGCAGAAAAGGAATGGGTTGCTGGTCCTTCTGGTTGGAAAAACATTGATGTGTGTCCTATTTGTGAGGATTTAGAAGGTCAACGGGTGCCTGTCACGGGTGTGTTTACGAACGGCGAGATTTGTCCGCCTGCTCACCCGAATTGCCGTTGCACAATGAACCTGATTGCTTTGCCTGAGGCAGAGGAGTTAGAGGATTTGGGGGACGAGGAGTGATTGACAAGGATGCGATTAGGGAACTGATTAAAGCCTCGTTTTCTGGGGATAGGTCTGCCGCTGGCAGGTATGCGGCAGAGCAAAGATGGAAGGGGCATGTCAAAACTGAAGTGAAGGCACCGCTCAGTCCAAAGGCTCGCGACATTACAGAGGAACTAAAAACTTATTTTGGAACGACTATGAAACAATATCTAAAATCTGAGGGCTACCAAGAGGTTAACCAAAGATTGATAGATAAACAAAAACAAAATACGGGTTTAGGCGACCTTCAATTAGAAGAAATCGCCAAGAAACAAGGTTTTGATGGTAAACCAAAAGTTGTCTCAAAAGAAGCGATGGATAAGTTGGAAAAAGAAGGATGGACTATTGCTTACCGCGGAATACAAGACTTGCAACAGGAGGGCGATTTAGGAGTTGTGAAAGCGGAAGAATTGGCTGAACAGTTTAGAACAGGTGAGTATTTCGCAGGTTTTGGCAGAGCGGGCAATGGAATCTATTTCGCCAAAGATGAAGAAGTTGCCCAACGATACGCAGAAGGCTCAAGTGGTCGGGAAGAAGGAGAGGTAATAAAAGTAGCGATTCCACCAAATGCTTTAATGAGCGAAAACAATTTTCGTAAAGAATTGTCAAAACATAAAGACCTTTTAACAGGGTCAGGTTCAGGTTATGTTGGTAAATGGTACGGGGATGACGACATGGGGCGAAAGTTGGCTTCTCAAGGAGAAAGAGGAGTAGAACTTTCACTCAATTTCGGTGTCGGCACAGACAAAGCACCAGCCTTTATCATTTTTGATAGGTCTATGCTTGCTGTTGAAGAAAGTACAAAAACAAAATGACACCTGCTGAATCAAGACAACTAGCCTCTTTGATACAAAACTTTTCCCCTGCCGAAAAGGCTGATTTCTATTATTTTACTATAGTAAAAAACCAAGATTCAATGGCTTATATCCGCAACATGGAAAAGGCATCGTTCGGCGGGGACAGGTCGGCTGCTGGTCGTTACGCGGCAAACATGCGGTGGAAAAACAACGCTCAAAGCAAAGGAACAGGTTTCCTCGGTGAACCAGCCAACATCGGAGTTCTTGAGTTAACAAGAGGCGAAGCAATGTTTGTGGAGGACACCGAAGCGGTCATTAAAGCCGACATGACTTTGGATAACGGAAATGATGGTTTAGCCAACAGACCAGATGTGGCGGCTAAGCGAACAGTGCTAAAAGGCATTTTGGCAGGCATGAGCGATGTCAGCCAAGAGGACTTTGAGGCTGCCGACGCCGCATTGGGCGGATTTTATTTGGTTAAAGAAAAAGTGAAGGAGGAGTTGGTACAGCATTTGATTGATACTTGGGCGTCAACATCAAACGACCACAATCCCGCAAGTTTGATGATTCAACAAGTGGTGTCAAAAACTTTTGGTTTGACTGACACTTTGGAAATGGCTGACATGAACTCTGTTGTAGACGGTGATTACGAAGATAGGAAAGCCGAAGATAAACTAAAGGCAAACCCCGCGTTGGAAAGAGTTTTAACGGCGTTCGTGAAAGCCCAGTATGCGAACACACAAGCGTATTTAGCGAATAAAGGAATCACCGAAGTCGCTTTACAACGCGGCATGGATTCAGAGCCAATTAGAGAAGCACTCAGGGATTTCAGGATGGCTCATTTTGAGCGAATGATAGAGAACGGCGAGATAGAACTTAAAGACTCATTTGAGGGTGAGAACCGAAACGACGACATTGCGGGCAACATAGACGACGACGAATTTGAAGAAACCGTACCTGTAGGTTTTCTGAACGCAAGAATCAAAATGCGACCGCTTTCCTCGTTTACAACTAAGCCTTTTATCGCAGACAGTTTTGCTATGGATGTTGATGATGGCGTGGTGTTTACAATGACTGTTCCAGCCAAACAAATTTTTTCTATGCCTTTTACGGGTGTTGGTTGTTTGAGGGAGCGAGAGATGGTTGTTTTGGGCGGGAAGCAGAAGGCTCAATTTGCGGAAAATTCCAATTAC